TAACGTACTTTGCATATTCTTCAAGCGGAACATTCAAGCGTTTCGCAATGGCAATTTGCGAAGGCGTAAGTTTGACTGTTCTGCGCTTCTTTGGTGATGACGACTTAGAAGCCGTGGACTCAGCAGAAGCGACTCTGGGTCCCGTATCACGAACCTTTTCCTTAAACTTATGAGGAAACTCGGTCCGTATTCTACGATCAAGCTCATTATAGTACTCATCGGACGATGGGTCAAATCCTTCATCCTCAATTAATTGCCTATGTAGGCCAAAAGCAGCATATGTCATGGTTTGATCCTGCCCAAACCACTCATTTTTGGTCGCCCAAGCCTCTGCCTTGGGGTCTGGTGCGGCTTGTTGTTGCGGCTGTGGCTGTTTTTGTTGCTGTTGCGGCTGTGCTTCAACAACTTCTGCCGCCGCTTCGCGCTTAGATTTAGACTCTTCTAACCGTGCCTGATCTAAAGCCAGCTTACTTAAATTCTTTTGCGCCTCAAACATGGCTTCAGCATCGCCGTCGTCATATGCTTTTTGATACGCCTGCTTGGCGGATTCAATCTGCGATTCAACACGACTACCAAACTCACCCTGATAAGACTTATCTAGGTTTTCTAGCTTTGACTTTAACTCTTCATTTTGTTTCTTAACGGCTTCGGCATATTCAATAGCAGCTTGTCTTTGCCGTTCTTCTTCACGGTACTTGCCTGTAAGTGTGCGAATGCGCCGTTGAACAGACTCCGAATATGAAGCAAGCTCTTCCTCATTGTCATTCTTGGGCGCTTCTTGATCATCTTCAGGCTCGACGTTCTCTTGTTGCTCTACAGCAAGTTCCTGTGAATCATCTTCTTGCTCAATGATTTCCAGTTCTTCTTTTTCTGCTACATCAGACATACTCAGACTCCGTATGTTTTTATATCATCTGGGTCGATGATGGTGGCAATGACTTCATCGTCATTGATAATACGAACCTCGCCGCCTTCAATGTTAAAGCGAGATCCAGCGTAGCGCCCAATACACACCCAGTCGCCTTCCTTGCACCACGGCTCACAATTGTCGCCGAACTTATTGGGGTCTTGATATGCGAGGGGGCCAACCTTTACGACATAAGCTACGGTTGTCGCACGGGCTTCTTTTTCACGAGCGGCATCAGGGATGTAAACGCCGCCGTCAGTTTTTTCTCTGCCCATATAGGGCATAACAAGAATCCGCCAACCTGTGGGCTGCGGTACTCGTTCTGCGATTGATTTTGATTTTGCAGCTTCTTCGGCTTGTTTTTTAGCACGTTGCTGCTCAAGGATGTAGTCAGGTACTAAGAGAGTCTTCGTCATAGTTAGCCTTTTGTAGCAGGGATTTAAGTTCATCAAGAGCAAAGGCGACACCCTGTATTTCGCCAACTCTTGCTTTGTAATCTTCGTAGCTAACAGCACTGCCGCTAGTCACTGATAGACTAAGCTCTTCTATTCGGGTATTCAAGAGTCTTTGGTATTTTTTTAAAAAATCTATTGCGTCCATTACATACCACAGTCGCAGTCAGGTTTACCGCAGTCACATGGGCCTTCTTCATGCTCACCGGGCAAATCTGTCATCGGACCGCCCCCAGCCCACTCTGCACAACTGTTCTTAGCACTGCACATAAACTTTAGCAACTGGCAATAGCCAACCTCACCAGACTCATCTTTCATGCACTGCTGCATGTGTTCCGTGATATTAAACACGGAACAGGTTCCACAGCTTTCTTCTGGGTTGATAGCTGGCCCATACTGATTTTCTTTAACAGCAAGACGACGGTTTTCTTCGTTAGTATCAACGTCCTGTGTAGCAATCGGACAAGCCTCTTCCATCGGCTCAACAGGCATGCCGTCCTGAATAGCTTTGCTCAAGTCCATACCGTCTGGAATTAGCGTAATTTGTATTTTCATTGTCTTCCCTTAATATAAGCCAATGTTGTTTAAAGATGGTACTGGGTTGTCTAAAGTAGGCTGTCCTAAAAACTGACCAACTCCTGTAGAAAACACACCTAATAGTTGAGGTGTTTCTGGATCGTACTTTTGCATAGTGGTTTCTGGTCTTGTAACACCAGTGCTGAACTGTGATTTAGCGTCTTCAAATCCCTGTACAGGAGCCTGTTCAGTAACCGACTCTACTGGGGAAGAAGCTGTATCGGGGCTAAGTTCTGATCTAAGTCTGTCTGCTAAACTTTCTATACCCGTCTTTGTAGCGGATGTAGCTCTAGAAACCTCTCCAGTGCCTATACCAACAACAGCGCGTAAGGCAGTAGAGTATGGGCTTTCATCTACATTCTGGAAATCCGGTGTAAAAGGTGTGCCTGCGAGACCGTATTCTCTTGGTGCTAGAAGACCCACACCCGGAAGAATCGAGCCGAGCATACCAAAAGCAGCAGCGTCCATCAGTCCTAATTGTTCAAAATTTGATTGCACCGGGCCATAGTAAGTCTCCGGCGTTGTAAATAATGTTTGTAAGCCCTTCCTTAATTCACCCGGTTCAGCGGTTGCAAACTGATTGTTGTAGCCCGGAAGATTAGGATCATTGGTTGGATTAATAAATTTTGAGTAATTATTATACGCAGTCGCAGCGTTGTTTATGTTTTTGTATTTAACATTTTTAGGATCTATCCCCAAAAACTTGCTAAAGGCACCCTGTTTGCCGTATGGATTATCTGCTGTAATACCTTGGTTTTCGGCGAACTGTCCAAAAGACGGAGCACCCGCTACAGTAGCGCCGTACTTAGTGCCATACATAGCGCTAGCCAAACCGGGGCTAAACTTACCAGCACTCATCGCAGCTTGCGCTGCCGACGCTCTGTTTCTCTCCACCTCGTTCTTAGCGAGTTCTTTTGTAGCGTCAGATCCACTGTTTGGTCCAACTTTACCGGGAGAGGAGAAGGATCCATCCGGCTCCTTACCGAAGTCACCTTTTTGCTTATTAGAATCTGGTCCTAAGCCGCCGGGATCAGCCATTAGCTAACTCCGCGAAACTTCGTGCCTTGAATTGCTTTGCCGCCACCACGACACATGCCGCCCATAGCGCGGTTTTCTACGTCCGCGTCTAAGTCAGCTTGCTCCATAGCATCATATAAGGTGCCGGGGTTGCTAGGCGCACGATCATTTTCATAGCGCTCAAGCATCTTCTTCTTTGACTTAGGCAGCTTCATCTTTTTCTTTTTGTCTTCAGACATTGTACCAATCCTTGTGTCTTCGGTGAATATGCGCTCTGCATCTTCAAAGCGTTGCATCTTCTTGCGTAGCTCTGGAGAATAACTGTCTAGTATTTCAGACCCGCCGTCTTTGCGACCACGAGCCTTCTTCATAAGCTTGTTTGCTTTTGGCCTGCTAATGTTTAAATCGTCAGCGAACTGACTTATTCTGGGCTTTGCCATAACTTATTATCTCTTCGATTGTTCTACCGCACCCGATACATCTTATACCATCTTCGTCAAGCGTACAAACACCTATGCACGGACTGTTACTCTTTGTTGTCTTTGTGTTCGTGCCCCATCCAGATCCCGAAGACACCTGTCATTACTCCCATAACTACGCTTACAAAAGCAGACTGCGACGCCGTCGGATCTTCCAAAGCCATAAACCATTCAGCACAGCGCCACGACATAGCCGTACTAACCAACATCATAAATCTTGGTAGAACCTTCCAGCGTAGAAACTGCTCTACCGTAATCACTTAGACACACCCTTGAACTTTTCAAAGCTACGCATTCCACCCAAACCGAGCATGCCTAGCAATACAGTCATCAAGCTTTCCATGTCAAAGGCAGGCATCGGCGGTACTTCAAGTCCCATGTAGGCTGTAACGAAATCTGTCGCCGGAAATAAAACAAAGTGCGCCATTAACGCAATACCGCATGTCCAGCCGATGAACGGACGCCAACCCGCCACAAATATACTACGGTGCTTGGCCTCTTCAGCGTTTATAGCAAGCTGACCTTTTGCAAGTTCCTGTGCATGTTTATCTGCCATTGTGGCAAGTTCATGCGCCAGCTTGTTTTTCTGATCTTTGTCTTCAATAAATTTATCCAGCAGTCCTGTGACTGGTCCAATCAGTGCTTGAATCATAGTTTTGACCCTTTCAACGGTATACACCTGTACGATCTTGGCATAACCTTGCCCTTGTTATACTGAGCAATATCATTACCCATGTCATAAGCGCGGCTAGCACATCTTTCCTGCGTTTCGTAAGGTCCTCTTGTGTCGTGGTACTGATAACAGTTTTCGGGCATCGCCACACTGCAAGCAATGACTAGAACCTTAAACATTACATACACAAATCTTCGTACTTAGTTGTGTGCCGCCTGTGCTCGGACATATCACCAACTCTGTATAACCAGAACTTTTTAAGCCATCTAATCATCGTCCACGATTTCTCGCCAAGTCAGCCTGCGTGTTAATGCGGTATACGTTGACATCGTTTCTTTCGTCGGCAATGTCACGCTGCACAGACATACGCTGTTGTGCTAGCTGCATAGCCTGAGTAATCTTGGCCTGATCGATCTGATAATCCATTGCATCGTTTTGCATCTTGCGTTGGATTTCCATCTGATCGTTTGCTAGCTCTTGCTGACGGATCTCTACCAGCGGATCGCCCTGCTGTGCAGGCATCAACATAGGTGCAAGCTGCTCCAGTGTTTCTGCAATCTGCTGTGCAACCATAGCTTCCACTACATTTGGATCAATCTGCGGGATAGGTTCACCAGCAGCTTGTGCCTGCTCAATACCTTTTCTAAATACTTCCTGAACAATATCACGCGCAAACATTGAGACGTGATCCTGTACATGTGACTGCAACGCCAAGAAGGCTTGTGGGTTTGCTGCCAGCGCAGGTGACTGCAACAGCGCCGCGTGTACACGGATGTGTGCGCGGTGATCCTGCTGCGGGAATGCCTGCGGTGGCTTTCCCTTCATTGCTTCTGAGTTTTCTGTCGCCGGGTCTTTTGGTGCAGGTGGTTGCGGTGGCGGCAATATGCTGTCGATGTTCTTAACATCCAGCGCGTCATACATCCGGCGGTAGGCTTCATACAGATTGTGCATCTGCGGGGCAGCCTGTGCCAATTGCAGTTGTGTCTGCGCCAGTGATAAGCGCTGCGCCATAGAAAAGATCGACGGGTCAGAGACAGGAAGAATATCTACACGCCCGTCGAAATCCTGAGCCATAATCTGTGGGTCAATGTTTGCCCCAACAGGATAGGGATAAGGCATAGGATTATTAGCAAAGATCTGCGACAGCATCCTAAACTCTGACTTTTGTGCATAGTGCAGGCGCTTGTGTATGCTTGATATAACCTTTGAACCCTGCTCAATCAGGGCCACTGTTGTTCCCACGGGAGCCTGTGCGTTGACATCTGCGACTTTTGTGTCCGCAACTTGTGCAAATCGTCTGCCCGAATCAACGACCACCCCGAGTAATTGAGCCAACGTACCAGAAGGCTCCTTGTATGGGAGTGGCATAAGAGCATTGCGAATATCACCGCCGGGAACATCAAGATCGCGGAACTCGCCCGGGTTAACAGGGTCATCGCTGTTTCTAATGCGGACGCCACGCGCTTTGAAACCGCCCGGTAGGTTCGACAAAGTACCCGCATCGATAAGCTGACGTAAGATTGAAGTCGCTGCACGGCTCAAGCCCCCTATCATGTGCAACAGGCCGAAACCATAAAAGCCCAGACCCGGCAAAAACTTATAGTGTACAAAGTAATCGCGCTTGCGGCGCATCGGATCATCTTCACGATAGTTGCGTACTACCGAGAGAATTTTTCCCGAATCTGCGTCCATAGTGACAATATACGGCAGTTTGATACCTGTTGGCTCACCTGACTGATCCATGTCTTCAAACCCGTCAAGGTCAAGATCAACATGGACTTCATATAGTGTAACCAGTTCATCAGAATAACCCGGACGCAGCCCTTGAATTTCATCAGCTTTTCCACGGACTGTTGAGTCACTTTCGTCAGTTTCGCTTGGAGATAAATCAACATCTCTATATATCCCTGCAACTTGTAGCTTCCGTATGTCATTCTCTGTCATACGAAAGACGTGTGTGTAACGCTCCGCAGTGCGTATGTCAGAAGCTGCATACGGAACAACCAAATCTTCAGCAGGCACAAACTTTGACACCGCACGTTGCTTGGTTTCGTCAAAGTACACCTTCTTGAAGGTCGAACCAGTAA